AGTATTAAGCACATCCATCTCATTATTGTTTCCTCTAAATATATCAGCAGTCTCTTCCTTATTAGTATCTACTATATCCATAGCTAGTATACTAAAACTAAAGGTCATAGTCTGACCATCCTCTGTGACGTTATTTAGCATAATATGAGACAATGGGAATATCTCTGCTTTATTTAGGTTTACTTGTGTGATGTCTCCTCTGGTTACTGTATTTACGTTTACATCTGTAAGTAGTAAATCCTTTAGGGTATCCATTACATCATAGTAGGCTATAGCTCCTCTGTGGGTTAGTGCTGTCATTTTACTGGTTTTTTATTATACTTAATTAATGAAGCTCCTATAGTGATTGCTATAAGCAAGAATATGTTAGGGTGTGCTTCTCCACAAGTTCCTAATATATGGTTAATGCTGTCTATCATTTAAAATTCTTTTTTATATTCTTTCTCTCTAAGTCTGTTTTATCTTTCATAAAGGCTAAAGCATATAAACACTTATGTATATTTAGCTTAGTAACCTTATCTATATTCATCACATTAAATCCGCTAAGTGCTTGTATTGATTGATACCATCCCCACTTATTATTGAAGTTTGAGAAGGAGTCAATCCCTCCAGAGTCCCCTCCTCCTCCAAATATTTCGTCATAGCTATCGACAATTCTTTCCCTAAATTGTAAAAAAAAACCATTGAGCTTACTACTGCATCCATAGGTGTGTGTAGCATAGCATCATAATACAAGTCTCCTTTATAGTCATCTATTAAATACTTGTCTCCTATCTTTTGTTTTATAGGTCTGTATAGAACAGCCATAGCTTTATACATATTGTCCCAGTCTCCTAAGTTACTATCTAGATCTACATACTCCCCAAAGGTCATATCATCTAGTTTAGGTATGAATCCAAATTCAGTATCTCCTAGTTTAAAAGTCCTTACTAAGTCTGGCTGTTTGTTTAGTGTAGCTGTGATTATGTTTACTACTTTCCTCACGTCTGACATCTTGTATTCTACTGCCTTTAGTAGTGGCACTCCACAAAATATCTCTAATACTTTTTGATTGACAAATACATCGCTGTAGGAATCATTCTCATTCACTTCTAATACTTTCAGATACTTAACGTAGTCTGATAGCTTTATCTCTCCTAAATCATTAGGCACTGTTAGTTTTAGCTTCATAATAATATAACGTAAAATTTATGTGTTTTAACGGATTGCGTACTTACCAAAGTTAGGCTGACTCATAATAGAGTAACAAGCGTATCTCGTACTGTCAATTAAGTGATCATTCTTTGGCTCTGGTTTATTAGTAAGCTTTCCACTTTTATCCTCTAACCACTTATAGTCTCTAAACTCTTGTATAGCGTTATTACTATCTTTAGTGATGTTTATTTTAAATCTCTTTAGTAAGTCTATTCCAGCATTAATAGAATCCTTACCCTTTACACTAGGTCTTATATTCCATCCCATTCTTCTTAGCTCTTCATTTAGTCTCGGCTCTGCTGAGTCAGCATATATTAAGTCTCTCTCTACTCCTAGCTCTTTAAGCTTCTGGTGTATGTCTCTTCCAGTCATCATAGTTTGGTAGATACATTCTTTTATGTATAAGTCATAGCCTCGCTTCCAAACCCCTACCATAGCTGTAGGATCATTCGTGTATCCGTAATCTAATCCATAACTTACAAACTCTGCATCAGATGGTACATTGTCTGTCTCATAGTATTTAAAGATAGTTGCTTTACTATACCCTCTCTCTCCTAGTCCGTATATTCTCCAGTAGTGTTCATCTGTTTCTTTTAGCCTCTCTATCTCATCAATGATACTAGCATCTAGAAACTTATTATCCTTGTAAGTAGTTATAAAGAAGTCTACATCCTCCCTTGTTATTACATCGTCATATATCCAGTGATAGAAGTCTGAAGGGTTAAAGTCAATTACTATCTTTTCAGTTGTTCTAAATACAAGCTGCTGCCAGTCCTCTTTAGTACAAGAGTTAGCCTCGTTTAAAAATAGAAAGTCTCTCTTACGACCTCTTACTTTCTGTGGCTGGTCTAAAGATATAAACTCTATTAGGTTTCCATCTAGCTTATATTCGCTATTACTTTTATTGTGGTTTGCTTCATTGTATTTATTATGAATCTTAAGTATATCTATGAAGTCCCTCATTACAGTTGATCTCAAAGCTGGGAAGGTCTTTCTGCATATAGTGATAGTCTTACCAGTATTTACTTGGCAATAGTGGAATATAATAAAGAGCAAAATGTTATAAGTCTTTCCAGACCTAGTCCCCCCTTGCTCTACTACTATTTTTTTCTGACTATCTAAAAGATGCTCAAATACTACATTAACATTTACATCCACTATCTATGAATCTTTATGTTTATCTCTTTGTCTGTTGTATCGTGTTTGATTTCTCTCTTTGTTCCGTTTAGTCTGTGTGCTTCCTCATCATCTGCTATTAGTTTCATCAGTCCTATTTGCAGCGTAGGATTATCTGACTCGTACCACTTAGCTCTCATATCAACTTTCATATTAACTCTATTAGTTTCTAAAGCCCTTTTTATGTCGTTACATTCTTGCAGTTTATGATCATAGAAAGCTCTTTTACTGAAGGCGGTGTAGCCAAATATATCTCCTATAAAGATAAGTTTTTTTTCTTTGATTGCTTTTAGGCAGTCTCTTCTTAAGTCCTCTGTTTTATAAGCCATAGTTATCCTTTACTAATATAACGAGTTATTTAATTTATTTGTAACGCTTCTACTGCATCTTGTATAGCATCTCTTACCTTTAGTATGTCTTTGTCTATATCTCGCTTCTCTCCTCTTGGTTTCTTTCCTATGAATATCTGTTCAGACTCCATCTCTAATAGTATGTATTGGTATACTTTATTAAAGCTATACTCGTACTTCTCAATAGTATCAAAGTTTCTCATATAGTGTACCATAGTGCAGTGTGATCTACCTAAGTATTTGCCTATTACGTTAAAGGTCATTTTATACTCGTCTCTCATTATCTTACAGAATACCATCCTAGCGTATACATAGTCTCTTTCTCTAGTGTTTTCTTTTACATCTAGTCCTATATAAAATAGTATTCTATCTCTAATATAATTTAGATCTATTTCTCTTCTCTTTTGTCTCTCTTCCTTTAGTTGTTCTTTTGTCATAGTGTACCAGTAATTGTAAAATCATTAACATCAAATCCTTCTGTTTTGTACTCCTCATATGTTTCTAAGGCTCTTTGTACTTGCTCCTCTCCTACTTCATAAAACTCTTTGCTTACATCCCATACAGCTATGTCTAGATTCTTCTTGTCTATACATAGGAATTTAAAGTCCTTATAGCTACACTTAAAAAGCTCACAATAAATATACACTTGTAAAAAGTAACGAAACTTATAGGCTGATCTATTAAAGTTCTTTACGTCTATAGTTGTTTTTAAATCTACTATACCTCCAGAGTTTTTTAGGATGTCTGCTTTTGCTCTGAAAGGATAACCAAAAAGTGTATCTACTGCTGGTATTTCTGTTCTGCTATCTCTCATCAGCTCCATAGCTCTAGAGTTTTTACTCATTGCATCTACTAGCCTCTCACAGTCATTTCTTTCTTTAGCTGTAAACACATCTGGATACTCTGCTTTAGCCTCTTTAAACTTTTTAGTATTCTTACTCTGCACATCCACAAATACAATATCCTCTAGCTTCTCTGGCTCTAGGAGGTAGGTATGGAATAACCACCCATCTCTAAGGGCTTGAGAGCTTGACTCGTTTCCGTAGGTCATAGCGTAGTGATAACTCTTAGGGCTATCTAGTAGTAGCTTTAAATTACTAGATGAGAAGGCTGCTTTACCTAAGTAGCCATAGTAAAACTCATCTGAATAAGCATTGTCTATTAATTCACTTTGTTCGTGGATAGTATTATCCAGTAGTTTTATCTTCATATTTTTTTTAATAGTTTTCTAAATCTTTATCTTTAAAAAATTCCTCATAATAATCCTCTGCTTCAATAATTAAATTTTTCAAAACTTTTAAATTATTAACATCTAAACATATATATTGTAAATCTTTAGTATCTATTTCAACACTCATATCGAAGTGGAATGTACAATTTAAAATATCCATTTCAGCATCTAAAATATTAGCACTTACGTTCCCCATTTCCGAAACAATTAATTTGTTTTGGTTAGGGCATAATAATTCCTCAAAGGTTTTATTCTTTTTCATCTTTGTTTTCTAATTGTTCTACCCTTACTTTAAAAGCTTCTACCTTAAGATACATCTCAGTAACGAGCCTCTCTAGTCTAGCTATTCTTTGTACTTGATTTAGTTTATTCTTCTTCATTCCTATATAATAGCATTGTCTAGTTGCTGAATAAGATGTCTTATCTCACTTCTCTCAAACTTCCCACTGATCTCAGCATTATAAGTCTTAAAGGATAGATGATACATATCTTTCTCTGTATCCCCTTTTTTTTCTTTCTTTCCTAAATAGTCAATCTTTAAATCGAATTTCATTTCTCTAAACGTTTAAGCTCTACTACTATAAAAAATAGTCCTAAAGCAATTAATAATCCTACTATAATCATAGCTAATAATTTACTTCCATAAATTCAGCGTGTTCTTTGCAGTCAGAGCATATGTCTATATCCATCCATCTATCTGCTCCACAGCATTCAGACACCCAGTGAAACTCCTCATTAGGTAAAGCCTTTGCTCTTATCCAATCTCTAATAGGTTTTGGTAATCTAAATTTCATAACGTAGTTTTACAGATTGCCACCAATTCATATGCTGATACTCTTTCTCGGTAAAGACATAAACTCTACCCTTACTGTTAGTAATACAGTGTAATCCAGTACTTAATACTTTGTGCTTCATTGTTCTATGTGTTGTTTAATTAATAATTCTTTTATCTCTTCTAATTGATTTGCATCTAGTAAGTTGTAGATGTCTTGAGTACCTACGAATATTGAGAATAAATCTACATCTGGAGCTGAGCCTACATAATCATTAGTCTGCTTCTCTCCATCATAAAAATTATACTCTACCCATAGGGTTACATCATTTAGCTTTACTTCTGTCATCATTCAATCTTAAGTTAAAGTTATCGTCTCTTAGTTTCTTTAGCTGTTTCTCTAGAACCATATTGTTCATCTCTATATTGTTAGTATAGATATACATCTCATAAAGACATTGAGCTAAAGAATCTAGTGTTTTATTGTCTGGCTTAGCCTCTTTCCACTTAACAAACTGATTAGCTACTGCCTCAAAGTTTGCTTCAAATAGTTGTTTCTCTAGTATATTCATAATAAAAAAAAGGGCATAACCCTTTTAAGATTAATACCCTATATAAACTTCATCTGCTTTTAAAATATATTTCAATAACATCAAAGCTCTTTTGTCATTTTCACACATTTCAAATACCCAATCACAAACTCTTGTCTCCGAATAACCAAGTTCAAGTTTTACATTTGCAATTTCGATAATATCATTATTACCTAATTTTTTCATTTTGTTATCTTGTTTTAAAATTAATATAGTGCAATATATAAAATTGTTTATAACTTTCCAAATTAATTAACAATTATTTCTTTTTGAAGTACTCATCCCATACTCTAGGCTCATCCTCTTCATACCTGTTTATCACTGAAGCTTGAGACTCTTTTAGCATATATACTTCTTTTTTTACTTTGCTTTTATCCCACATAGTAGTTTTAGGACAGTTAGACTCCTCCATAGTAGGCATCTCTATTTTATTCAGCCAGTACAAGTAATTCCCTTTAGGATCATTAACAAAGTATATTTTAACTACATCCTCCTCTAAGCCCATTAGCCTATCGTATTTGGCTTTTTCTATCAATTTGGTATCGTAGTACTTATTTCTACATTTAATCTCTACAACAGCCTTAAAACCCTTTGGAGTGAATCCACGAGCATCATAGAAAGTATTCTCATTGCCACACCATTCTAGATTCCATCCATCTAAATTTAGTAAGCTTATTAAGGATCTCTCGTATTTTTCTATATTCATTCAGTTGGTTTTTCTATACTTTCAAAGTGCTGGTTTAGTTCATTAATCCATCTTTGGTATGTTTTAAAATTGCAAGAGGTGCAAGATGGTTTCTGATACTTTTTTCTAAATACTTCTGAATAGTATCTAGCTATCATCTCAAACTCTTTAGCAGTAACT